TTGCAGATCTGGGAGGCTGACATCTCCCATTTGCCAATCCAGGAGAAGGTCGTCTATTTCAGTTTTGTCGCCGAGGGCCACCCACGCAAGATCGTGGTCTGTCCTCTGCACGCAAGCTTGCAAAACCGAGAAGGAGGTGCAGGTATGGAAGAAGAAGCTCAGGACGCCTAAAGGCACTCAGTCACTGGTGTGCCGTTCAGCCAGCGGAGTTCAAGGCGTATTTGCCCGTGCGTCGCAAATGCTGGCCCAAGGCATGACCGAGACACCGCACCCGCCGCCGATGGTGGTAGAGAGCAGGGGAGGGGTCGGCCTGCTTGGCTTTGCCCGAGTAGTCCTCATTTCGCATGCGTGCAATATCCTGGAAGGCTCTCCCTCAACCAATGCCCGCACGAGGTTGTGCTATCCCTGTCCAAAGCCGAAACTTCCGTGCTCCAGCGCAGCGATACCCGCCAACGGCTTGCCGCCCAAGGCACCGACCTGGTCGCCGTGCCATCGGCCCAGTTGGCCGAGAAGGTGCGCCATGAGACCCAGGTGTATGGCGACATCATCAAGCGCTTTGGTATCAAGGCCAGTTCAGGAGGGCGCTGATACGCTGAAGACCTCAGCCACCACCAAATGCCTGCCGTTGTGCAGGCCTTTTTCATGCCAAGGAGCAGGGTGAGCCGTTAGGATGCGCGTAGAGAATACGTAAGGAAATGTATGCGCTGTCTGATTGCGCTGGGCCTGCTGCTGGCAGGCCCAGCCGGTGCCCAAGAGGTATACCGCTGCGGCAATAGCTATAGTTCCGAGCCCTGCAAAAATGCCAAAACCATTGATGTCACACCCGCAGTCAGCAACCCGGATGGACCGCTGACACGGCTGATCTACCTCTGTAAACGACCTGACAAAACCGAGCTGTGGTGGATAGACAGGCCATGTTCGCAAGAGCGATGGGACTTGGTCGAGAGCGTTAGAGTGCCCAGCAATGTGGCTTGGAAGAGCCAAATGGCCATCGCCCAACGAAAACGGGCGGATGATGCGCGGCAAGCCAGCCAGGCTCGTCATCACTACCATTCGGCCGAGCCTGGCAGCGGTCGTTCCAGCGAGGCGCGTTGCGAGGAATTCAAGCAAAGGGTGGAATATCTGGATTCCGCCGCCAGAGCCGGCGGTACCGCACGCAAGATGGAATGGATCCGTGAAGAACGGCAACGCGCGCGGGACGAGCAATTCCGGGCCGGATGCTGAGGTTCCTGTTACAGCGCTTGCATGCGTTGGCGGGTTGCAGACCAGCGCGCAGCTACACTGCGCGGCAGGAGGAACAGCGATGGATTGGGCAAGATTGCAGATGGAGATAGACCGACAGCTCGCCTGGATGCTTTTCTGGTCGCTGATCGCTACGGTTATCTCGTTGTGGGTTGGGTATGAGCTGTTGAAGGCTGCGATCAAGAACGGCATCAATGCCTCCAACCTGGGCGACCGCCGCAGGTCGGTGCAAGCGGCGCAGCCACCGGTGGCGCCGGCAGGCTACCGTTGGGTGCTGGTCAAGGATGACAAGCCGGGCGCTGACATGCGGCCGGAGCGCTGAGAGAGAGGTTGCTCGTGTCCAAGCGATGAGGCACGGGTTGTAGCCAGATGGTTACTCACCAGTACTTAGCTAATTGATACGATGTATAAACTGTTAATTTTTGTAAACAGACGTATCAATTTGATATTTTCACCGGCTACACAAAAACCCGCCGCCTAGGTGGGTTTTTTATTTCTTAGGTCTTTTTCGCAGGGCACGAGATAGAACCAGCGTCCACATGGGGTTTGTCACCCCATACCCCGACCCCACCACTACGACACAAGGTCTTCGTTCCAGGGGCCCCGGTTTGTCTTCAGAAAGAGGCGGCAGGGGTCATCGGCGCGTGGTCGGAAAAATGGACTTGACTTCAGAGTTGCGGGCCTGCATGCGTTCTTCCCAGCCCATGGCCTCGCGCGTTGCGCCACCACCTGATGGACCTTCATCGTTACGATCAGAGCGACGGCCTGATGCTGTGTCGATTACAAGTGGTTTGTTTGTGGTGCCACCCATGTACGGCGCATCGCACGTTACAGGCCTGATGACGTCTTTGTAGGTTACAAAAGCCATACAGGTGCCCGTCACCTTGACGGTGTAGCCAGCGCCCTCCAGATCGACGCTGGTGAGGTCAAACAGCCTGCGGTTTTCGCCGGATACCACAAAAGTCCAAATCTGCGTTCCAGCCTTTCCTATCTGGCCGGTGAGGTGCAGCATTTTTCCGAACAGCGGGTCCATCGTTGGAGGCTTTTCTTCTGAGACCTGTTGAGGGGCAGGGGAGGGGACAGAAGCTGCGTCAGGAACAACGGGCGATGATGGTACGTTGTAAGCGTTTGACCCCTTTTGCGCCTCAAACGCGGACTTGCGCATCATCCCGGAGCTACCTGGCGTTTTGGTGCCCCAGACGGTACGACCTTGTTCAGGCCAAAAGGCCCAGACGCCAAAGACCAGACAGAAGGCGAGCCAAAACCATTTAAATCGGTTGAAGTAGACGATAAAGGGCTTGACGTCCTGCACGCCAGCTTCTGCGCTTCCACCGCTTTGCGTGTTGCTGCGATAGAGGCCGAAATACTGCGCCTCATACTTGCGTTCATTGCGCTGAATTTCTGCGCCACGGTAGCCCGCGTGCACCTTGCGGATGTAGCGGTCAGCCTTGCCAATAATGTCGGCCTTGCGCACCTTGATTAGCGTTGCGATCAGCTGGGCAATGGGCTGATTGATGTCGCGAAAGCTTTGCGTCATCAGCAGCACATCAGCGTTGAAGTGCCGGTGCAGTTTGAACCACTGGACGATGCTGTCTGGCGTGCCGGTCTTTGGGAAGGACACGTGGCATTCGTCAATGACGTAGAGCGGGCCTTGTCCCTTTGGGCCGCGCCAGGTGCTGTAGAAGTCCCAGACGGTGCCGAAGGTGAAGACGTTTTCTGGCGGGTCTACCGGGTCTTTGTCCGTCCAAAGCTGGAAAGCGGGGCGCTCTGCAATGTCGGTAGCATCCCAATCGCCAAGCTGTTTTGCGGGGCGCGTACGTAGTTCGATCAGGTCGCGATAGCCAGGGTCGAGGGCCGCGAACATGTCGATGTTGAGCGGCAAATTGGTGATGACCAGGCGGCCTTGTTTGAGCGCTTCCAGGACATGGAACACGACGCCTTCATAGCTCTTGCCAGATCCGGGAATGCCCTCCAATCCATTGATCATGATCCGAGCCTTGTGAAGGGGATCAGCTGCAGCACCAGGCGTATGCCGATGGCGGCCAGAATGATCTGCGAGGCAGTGCCGAGGCCAGCCATCTGCATGATGTTGATAATCTCGCCTGGCACTTCACCGACGCTGTTGGTGTAGTTATCCAGGCCGGATACGTCGAGAGCGCCGACAGCAGAAACGACGAGGCCCAGAATGCCATCAAGCGCCCAGCACACCAGGTCAGTGAGCAAGTCCCAGAGCTTTTGAAACTGATCGCCGGCAAGGTCGCTAAACCACTTCCAGATGGCTTGCAGTGTTTTGAGAATTGCGGCCATGGATCAACCTCCGAAGACGAGTTTTCTTGCGAGCGCGAGCGCGCAGAGGATGGTGAAGGCTTTGAGAGCCAGCCAGACGCGTGAGTCGAAATTCAGGTCATAGGAACCCAAGTTCCATTTGCCGCCCAGGTTCAAGTCGATGATGTAGGTAGGTGCTGAGCCACCATCGCCATAGTTCGGAAACAGCTTCGCAGCAAGGCCAGAAATAGGGGTGTTTTTGAACTCAGCAGCGTGCTTGTCCCAGACGCCTTTTATGCCGTTTTCATACTTCTTTTCGTAGAGCTTTGGAGCGCCGATTTCGGTGTAGCTACCATCAAGCTCGCCAGGATCATTGCCCTTGCCACCGCCGCCGCCGCCACCAGAGCCTCCCTGGCCCTTGCTGCCACCGGATGGATCAGTTTCCCCACCACAGACAGAGCTTCTAGGATTCTTAGCGCAATAGGCGCCACGGTTCACGCCCTCAGTAGTAGAGGTAGTGGTCTTAATGGTTTTGCCGTCAGCATCCTTGATGGTGTTGGTTTCCTTGATGGTGCACTGATCACCGTTGCACTTAATTTCGTTTGTGGTGTTGGTTGTAGTGCCGTCAGGGCCTTTCGTAATGCCAAAGTCAATGCCCTCGGTCTTACCGGTCCACGACTCAATGCAAACATCCTTGCCATTGACTGTTCCTTTGTAGCAATCCCGTTCCTCTGGCTTTGGCTGTTCAGCAACCGGATCCTGTTGAGGGTCTGGAGGGTCTTTAAGCGAACATGACAGGTCACCACCCGCTCTAGGATCGTCTTTGCTGGAAAGTGCTATGCCCTGGCCTTGCGTATACCAAATTTCTCCAGGTGCATCGAATTCTGCTGTGCAGTTTTCACAGGCCGAAAATTCACCTGTAAACCACATCTTGCAACCGGTGCCGTCTGGCTTACCGGAGGGATGACACACCACGGCCCCCTGAGAGTATTGGCTTAGCTTGCCGCGCGGACGAAGGGTGCGATCGTCATTAAGCGTGGAATTCCACAGAGGCGCATTGTTCTCACACCAGTTGTCTTCTGGTGGGGTGCAGGAGTAGACGCCGCCGTTTACCTGCTCGTTTAGACCAGCGTCGCAGACGCAGACGCCGTTAACTACTTTGGAGCCCGGCGGGCATCCATTGGCCTTGGATAAGGGACTGGATGCATACGTCTGACCGTTTTTTCCAGCCCGGCAACTACCATTCGCGCCACCCAGAGTGGCAGAGTATCCGAGTGAGACATATTGCGTGGTCTTAGGCCAGTCTCTAGCAAGACTACTTGCCGCAAACCATGGGTCACATGCTGCTGCAGGTGTTTGGAATGGACCAAGCTGCTCACCACCGCCATGGACAGTGATGTAGTAACCCTCAGTTAACGGGAACGAGGCAAAAGCTTGCGCGGACAAGAGCATTGACAGAGCAGCAGCAATGAGACGCAGCAGATGCAGAGCAGGGGAGAGGGGAGTGCGTTCGCGGGCCATAGCTACCCCTTTGCGAGCATGAAAAAGCAAGCCGCCCCCATTGCGCCAATCAACGCAAACAGGGCATGGATTGACACAATGAGGGCGATCAAAAGCATGGTGCTGCTTTAGATCTTTGCGATGATGCGCTTGACGATCGATGGGCCCTTGATGACCAGTGCAACGCCGACGATGATCACGGCCAGCGCAGTAATCTTGGTGGCAATACCAGCAAGGTCGACCTCATCGAACAGTTCATCGATACCGGCAGCGTGCGAGCTGACAGCCATCATGGCGGTACCAGCGGCCACACCCAGGCGGGCGTATTGGTGAGCAGCCAGAGCGGCCAGGTTTTGCAGTTTGGTCTTCATTACGTTTTTCCTTCAAAAAAGAGAGCTGAAAAGGTGCGAGATTGCACCGGAGAGCCGCGAAGGCTCTGCGCTGAAATCTCACATGCCGCGGATAACGCGAACGAGCCAGCCCACGACCAGGCCCAGGACTGCAATCGAGAACACCATGCCGAAACCTAAGGTGAAGGCCATCCCGACACTGGCGGGCGTGATGCCGATAGCGCCGAAGTCTTCGACACCAATCTCTGTGACAAGCACCTGGCTTTGATCAGGGCAGGGCAGCTGGTCGGCGAGGCAAACGAAGTAGTTCGCCATTAGTCACCTACAGTCACTTCGTCAGAGCCGCATTCAGGGCATTGCGCGGTTGGGTCATCCTTGTCGAAGTCCCAATCGGCGTCTTCGCCACTAAAGTCAGCGCCGCAGTTTTCACAGTGCAAATCAGACATAAATCCTCCTGTTAATAGTCGCCAGCAGTGCCAAGCAAATCGAGGTCAACGATGGTCGGTTCTTCGTCCAAATCAGCGTGATCCACGACCAGCTGCAGCGCCATTTCTTCATCAGTGATGACTCCACCACCAGCCTCACGAAGCGAGCGAACCCACTCCACGCCACCGTCACCGGTAGGGCACAAGAAGCGGCCAGTAGTGCGGCTTTGGACGATGAACCGAGCCATGCTTAGGCCGCCTTTTTGCCTGCGGGCTTGATGCCCAGCAGCACCAACTTGGAGTCGTTGCCAGCGCCTGCAGTGATGTCAAAATCGCAGTCGCACAGCACGCCGCCTTGAGGCCACGAATCCTTGAATTGGCGCCACTTTTCAAACTCAGCCGAGGTGCCCAGCTTGAATGGGCGAGTCACCTGGCCGATGCTTTCGCCGCTGCTGGTCTGGCCCAGGTCAACGGCCAGTTGAAACGTGGTGCTATCGAAGGGACGACCTTCAAATTCACCCTTGCTGGTCTTGATGCCGGTGCACACGGCTTGCATCTGAACTTTCATACTCAAAAACTCCGAAATGGGCCTTAACACAGGGCAACTGCTGGACGGCCCGAAGCTCCAGCGCCTGTTACGTGGGAATAAGCCTGCTGGACAGTCGTCACGACGTCCTGCTGGGTGAAGTGCTGCAGACGGCCGGGCAGTCGCTTGTCGTTCAGCAGCTCGTACATCTGCTCGAAGCCGAGGTGCTGATAGAGCAGGGAGGCAGTAGGGCCAGCCACGCGACGGAACCATGTGATGGCCCGGGCCACTTCGGCTTTGACGGTTTCGACAGCAGCGGGCTGCATGACCGGAACACCTTCCGGCACAGCGTGCTGTGTCTCGAAATATTCGTTGTAGATGGCGTTATGCCAATCGCTTGCGCCCTTGAAGAAGTCATCAGGACGCCGCAGCATGTCGGAGGGCAGGACGCGCAGCTTGTTGCCGTAGCGAAGCTCAATGCGAACCCATGGGGAGGGCACTTCTTTGCCGTAGAGCTGGTGACCTTTTTCATAGATATTGGTCTGCTTACCGGCTTCCTTGCTGCCGATATAGACACTGCGGCCGAAGCTGTTTGCCCAGTCGCCGTTATTGGCGTAGGCAGGCTTATGACCGCGGACATGCATCAAGCCGTCAAGGTAGTCTTTGACAACACGTTCCATGCCGCCAGCGATGCCTTGGAAGAGGTCTAGCGCCAGGTCGCAGCGGGTAATCTTTGCTTCGGTCGAGTCAATGAGACTGGCGAAGCGTTCGCGGTAGCCAGGTGCAGCGAAGGTGCAGCCAGCGCCGGTGATGTTGGCGTGGATGGTTTCGCTTTGCTTTTGCTGCCGTGGTGACTCGCTGGACGAGAGGAAGCCGACCCAAGCGACTTCCTTGCTGTTGCGTGTGATCGACCAGCGGAAGCGGTAAAAATCGAAGCCCTTTTTAAGCTCTGGCTCAATCACGAAATCCGGTCCGAGCGCGTCGCACACGTCTTCTGCCAGGGCCTTAGCCTGGGCAGATGCTGCGAAGTCTGGGTCTGGCATCTCTTGCAAGATGCGCATCAGGCGACGCCGACGCACTTCGAATTCAAGATCGCTGGACCAGCATTCGACCATCGACCCTTTGGGCGGGAACAGGTCATCAAGGCGCACCGCTGGAGCATTGCGACGGATGACGGTAAACCGCAGCCAATCGACATGGACCACGTTGCCGGTGCTTGCCCGTTCAGCTTCCAGGCGGAGCTTGATGGCGTTGCCATCCAGGACCAGCGATGACTTTGGCACTGCGCTCATTTTTGGTATCTCCCCGTGATTACCATCGGGGAGGGTTTGCGAACCAACGCCCATTCAAAGCCAGCGCGGAGCGGCTTTTTCCCCGCAAGCGGGGCCCCTTTGGCCGCGCCGCGCACGGCTTTTTGACAGGCTGCATTTGCTGCAGCCAACATGAGAGGCTCCACCAGCGATAGCCAGCTGAGCCGGTTGTAGTAGGCTTGCGCGGGCCAGTTCACAGCGAACCACCGAAGGAAGAAGATTGACCACCTTGACCAATGACCAACTTGCGACCATTCACCAACGCTTGAATGAAATCGGAGCTGCGCCAAGCCTCGAAACTCTGCGAGCTTTCGCCCTGATTCACAGGCTGGGTGAGGACATGCGAAACGGATACACCACCAAGAAGAGCGAAACTCTTAAGCGACTGCGACAGGACAGCAGCGCCGCCCAGGCGAGCAACAACCCCGCGAAGGTGGCAGAGGGTCTCTTGATCGAAGCTTTCCTGATCGGCTGGATAGGCATCGAGAACCTTGGGTGATGCGCGGCGCTGGAGACGGTGCAAAGACGCTTCGCCCGAGCGCCTGAGCGACCAGCCGAAGGAGTGACCAGCAGCACAGACCCAGCGGCCAACGGGCTCAGTCAGGAATGCTTCACGCCACAAGTAGCCGTGCCCGCCGTTAGCCTTGATCGTCAT